TCGTTCGGCACCTCGATCACGTCCGCCCACGGCGCGAGCCGCCGCACCGCCGCGGGCGGGTCCAGCGGCTTCCCCCGGGCCTCGCCGGTGCAGACGGCGAGCACGACGCGGCCGGTGAACAGCCCCCGCCGGGCGGCGATCTGGGCGAGCGACCGCTGCCAGACGCCGTTCCCGCTCACGGGGAGGATGTGCATCAGGCAGTGTCGCCGGGGCGTGGGCTTCGGCTCGCCGTCGTCGTACCCGGGGCACCTCGGGCCGCACCCCGTGCACGGGCAGACGTGCGGGCCCAGCGGCGGGGCGGGGTGCGCGCAGAGTGCCCACCGCCGCCGGTGGTCCAGTCCGGCCGCCTCCCGCTCGCGGCCGGTCAGCTCGTCGCCGAGGTGGACGCACGGGGTGATCGGGCCCGGCGGGGACGCGGCCGCGGGGCGGTCTCGCGCCGCCAGCGTACACAGCCCGCAGTGCCGACCGCTCACGAACTCGGCGTGCGGCGGGTCGGGGACGCGGCCGCACCCGCCCGGGCGGCAGGGGGCGATCATTCGCTCACCGTGACGAACACCGTGCCGGACGGGGCCGAGCCGTTGAACGCGAGGGCGCATGCCGGGACCTCGAACGTCCAGCTACGCGGACTCGTGGTCCCGGCGATCGGGAAGTACTCGGCCGCGGCGGAACACCCCGTGTACCCGGTGACGTAAAACGATAGCCCGTAGCGGTTGTTGCTGCGGCACCCGAACCGGATCACCTGGAACTCGCCGGCCGACCCGCACCCCGTCGTATCCTCCCACGGGCCGCCCCCGGTCACCAGGACGCCGCTGAGGAAGTTCGCGCACGCCGCGCCGGGGTCGGTCGCCCCCGTGGCGGACCACGGCAGACTCAGGGGCAGCGACCCCGGCGGGATGTCGTCGCACGTCGGGGCCGGGTGGTCGCCGCTCCCGGACCCGCCGCCCGAGCCGCTCCCCGACCCGCTCCGCGGGCCGCAGCAGCCACAGTTCGCCGTGGTGACGGTACTCACGGGGGAATCACCACGGTCACGTCGTCCGCCGAGCCGAGGTCCGCCCCCGGGAACGCCAGACTGAACGGGTCGCACGCCCCAGACGCGGCAATCACCACGAGCGTGCCGCTCGTGTTGAGGTTCGTCACCCACAGATACCAGCGGATGTCACCGGGCGGTCCGGCCGAGAACAGCGAGAAGCGGTGCGGCACGCCGCTGATCGTCGCGTCCGCCTGCCACGCATCCCCGGACACCGGCGACGCCGCCGGTGACGCCCACACGAGGGCGTACACGCCCGAGTACGGGCCGTCGGTGATACTCAGGGACACGTCCGGGTAGGCCTCCAGCGACTCGCCCGTGCCCTGGCAGTCGGTGGCGAACGCCGTGCCCCCGCCGCCCGACCCGGACCCCGCGAACGCCGTGCCCCCGCCGCCCGACCCGGACCCCGCGGCCGGCGGGTCGCCCTGCGACACCGACAGGTTGCACCCGGTGATCGAGACGCGGCGGGTGGTGACCGTCAGTCCGCCAGACGGGTCGCAGGTGACAGCGGTCACCACGTCGAAGGAGATGGTTTCGAGGTCGCAGCCGCCGCCGTTGCCAGACCCACTTTCATCGACGGCATCGCCCATCACCGCAACCAGCACCATCCCGTTCTCGGCGTACTGCCACACCACCGCCCCGATATACACACGCCCCTGCCGCAGCCCCCCACTGTTGGCGTCCACCGCGTAACACGCATTCGGCTCCGGCGCGTCCTCGAGCGCCGCGGCGTCGTTGTTCCAGAGTTGGAACACCGCCTCGTAGGCGCCCGCCTTCAGCGTTGCCGGGGACGCTGCCGCGAGCGTGACCGACTCCGGCGACTCGCCGCACCCAGTTACCCCCGTCCGGCCCATCTCGTTCGGCCCGGCGCAACTCCACGCCGACCCGGTGAGCGTGTACCGCGCCCCGATCGTGCCGTCGGTCAGTTCCCACGCCCCCGCGACGTAGGCCAGCGTCCACGCGATCCCGTTGAGCGTGCCGGTCCAGGTGCAACCGGTCGTGTACGTCAGGGTCAGGTCGCCGTTCGGGTCGGGCGACCCGCCGCAGACGCCGAATCCGGCGAGCGTCGCCCGCCACGTCTCCGGGGCGCCGTCCGGGCAACTCTCGCAGTCGGCCGCGGACGGGGTTGCCAGTACGCCGACGCGGACCCACACCGGCGAGCCCGACCCCAGGCCGAGCGGGAGCCGCCCGCCCGCGCCGGTCTGGCGTTCGGTGAAGTGGACGGAGCGGGCCACCCGCTCCCACGCCCGGTCGGAGATGCCGACTTTCACTCGGCGTTCTCCGCGACGACGAGCTTGGCGAACGTCCCCTGCCCGAGCGTCCCGGTCCCGGCCGAGACGGTCACGACCACCTCGAACACGTCGCCCGCCGAGTACGGCGTGGCCGAGAACGTCGCGTCCTCCACCGCCCGCACCGCGTTGGAGTTGTCGATGACGACCGCCGCCGACAGGATCGTGGACCCGTTCTTGTACAGGTTGACGGTGATGGTCGAGTCGCCGACGCACGCGACGACGATGCCCGCGCCGAAGGAGACGAGCGTCCCCGCGCCCTCCGCGACGTGGAGCACCTGCCGCTGGGCCGTCGCCGCCGTGCCGTGGTTCTGGGCGAACGCGACGTTGTACTGGTGGAGCATCTTGTCCACGTCGAACGGGTCCGTGGACTTCGCCTCCGTGTCGCCGACCGAGGCGGCCGGGGTGACGAACCCGCCGGGGCGGAGCGTGCCCGTGACGATGAGGTCGCCGGTGATTTTGTTCGACGCCACGGGGAGGCTCCTAGATGGTGATCTTCAGCGGGGCGAAGAGTTCCCGCCGGTATCGCTTGAAGCGGAGGTACTGCGGCCCGACGTTCGGGTTGCGGATTTGCGCCCGCGTCAGCGGTGCGCCGTCCTTGAGCAGTGCCGGTTGGCTGATCGGGTGCCCGTTGCGAATGATCGGCACCGGCCGCTCGCCGTCCGCGTCGAGCCGGCACAACCCCTGGTCGAGAAGGTAAAGGTTGTCCCAGAAATCCCTCGCCCGGATCGTCGGCGAGAGCCAGAATTCGTACCGGACCCGGGCGTACTGGTACGCGCCCTTGTAGACGACGCGACCGGTCACCTGCCGGCAGAGCCACCGGCCCGGAATGCGGTCGAGCCACATATCCTTGTTCACGACGTTCCGGTACTTCGTCGCCTTGCCCACGTCGAACTCCACCTCGTTCCGCTCGATCGTAAGCGTGAGGTGGGCCTGCTCGATCGTCGGCACCGGGTCGAACGGTTGGCCAGCGGAGTTGAGAATCGGGCGGGGGTTCTTGATGATCGGGTCGTTACTGTCCGGGTCGCCCAAGTCCTCGATCAGTGCCACCTCGCGGGACTGCGTACCCCACTCGACGGTCTGCGGCTCCAGCGTCGGGTCGCCGGCCGCCCCCGACCCGCCGCCCGACCCGGGCTGGCCGGGGTTCTCCGGTTGCCCCTGCGGGTTGCCGCCGGTTGTGTCGTACTCGCACTCCACGACCCAGGTGAACCAGTCGTCGGCGTCCTGTGTGGGCGTGACGCGGCGGCACAGGGCGAACGAATCGAACTCGTTCGTGCCGTAACTCTGGTAGGGGTCGTACAGGCGGGGGACGCCCGGCGCGAACATGACCTCGATCGGGCCGACGGCCTTCGAGTCCGTGCGGACCCGGAAGCGGCGGGTGTACCGCCGCTCAAGCCCTTCCGACAGTCCGCCGGTGCGGCCGTCGTGCAACTCGCAGACGGAGCGAAACCCCACGCCGAGCCCCCGTGGTGTACAGGGGCATCATCGGGGCGACTTGTCCAACCTGCGTGCGGTCAGGGAACCGTCTTGCGGTAGTAACTCGTCCTAGCCGTCAGTCCGCGGACGGTTGCGGCCGGGATCGTCATGGACAGCCCGGACCGGTCGGGGTGGCGTCCGAACTGAATCACGACAAACTTCGCCTTCGCGTCCGGCCGCCGGTCGAACGAGAGGTTGTGTGGCGTCTGCGGCAACTGCTTAAAGGGGATGTTGCCGCCTCGGTCGTCTGCGACCGTAACGCCGACAAACCTCGCCCCCCGAGTCGGCTCGGACTCGCCCGTCTTGGTGTTCGTCACGACCAACCCCAACTCCCACGCCGGGGCGTCCGCCTCGCCGGTCAGGTGCCCAACCTCCAGGCAAATCGGCCCGTCCGTAGCCGCTTTTTCTTTCGGCCAGTCCCACACTTTCGGCCCGCCGTCAGGCCGGCAGGCGCCCGTCGCCGCTGCGAATAATGAGACGGCAAGGATCAACACGGAGCACCCGAGCGACGCCCCCACCTTCCGTTGTCGCCCCGCCCGCGTTAGCGGCACGCCGAGGCGGCGGGACAACCGCCCCTTCGCGGCCGAGTAGCCGGACGCCCGGCGCCACGACCACGAGAACCCCCACTTGCGACGCCGCCCCATCAAAAGCCTCCCGGCACGCCGCGGGCGGAAACCCGGCGGTCTGCCAAGAGGGTATTCGTCGGAAGTCGTTAATGCTACTGAGAATCGGCCGACGTGTACGCACGGTCAGTTGATGTTTGCCGCCTCCCACCGCTCGATCGCCCGCCCGATGTCCGTCACCTCCTGCTTGATCTTGTCCCCGTTCGCCTTCTGCATCTCCATCACCCGCAGCACCCGGGCCTCGATACTCTCCTGCCCGGTCTGGTAGAGGGCGCGGTTGATGGTGGAGGCGGCGTCCACGCTGCCCCGCTCCATCGCCTTCGGGAGTTCGTATTTGAACTTGTCCATGCCTTTTTCGAGTTCGAGGAAGGCGTCGCGGCGGGCGAAGTCGGCCCCGAACTGGCCGAGGAGCGGCGAACTCCACCCGAGCCACCCGGCGAGCGTGTTCGGTTGCGCCGCGGCCATCCCGATGTCCCGGAGTCGGTTCCTGAACTGCTCCATCGGCGTCGCCCCTTTGGCGAGCGTCTTGTTGATGTCGGCCGCGAGTTCCCGGACCGCCGCCGACACGCCGCCGACCGCGGTGTTCAGCCCGCCGAAGTCCTGTGCCGCGCGCGACCCCGCCTCCCGGAGTTGGGCCAGCATCGACTCCATCCGCTTCGGCCAGTCCTGCGCCCGGTTCCCCGGCCCGATCCGGGCGGCGTCGAGCATCCGGCCCATCGCCGCGAACTCCGGCGGGAGGGAGTTCCACCCTTCGGCCGTCGTGGGGACGTTAACGGGGTTGACCCCGAGGCGGTCGGCGGCAGTCGTGATGCGGAGGAGACTCACCCCGGGAATCAGCGACTCGGCCAGCCCCTTACCGATCCGCTTGGCGACGCTCGCGTCCTCGCTGGCCCCCGACCGGAACACCTTCGCGGACAGCCCGGCGATGACGACCAGCGGCTTGAGCACGTGGTCGGTGATCGCGTCGCCGATGGATTGGAAGTCGTCCACCATTTGCCCGGCCATGCCCGCGATCTTCACCGACACGCTGGCGAACTCGCTCCCCCAACTCGCAATCTTCCGCTGGATGTTCGGAATTTCCTGGTCGAGCCGCGAGAGGGCGCCGAACAGGACGCCGGTGATGCCGGAACTGTCAATGGCCTCCCGGAACCCCTCGCCGATCTTGCGGGTGGCGATCGACAATTCCGACTCCAGCCGGCGGAACTGGCCGCGGGTCGTGCCGGCCATCCGCGCGAGCAACCCGTCGAACTTCCCGCCCTCGCGGGTCGCCATGTTGAACGCGCGGTAGATGTCCTGCGTCGATACCGCGCCTTCTTCCATCAACTTCCGCACCTCGCCGGCGCTCACGCCGAGCGACTTGGCGATGTTGTCGATGGTGAACCCGGCGTCGTTCAACTGCCGGAGTTCCTGCCCCATCAACTTGCCCATCGACGTGACCTGCGAGAACGCCAACACCATGTTCCCGAACCGCTCGTCGTCGCCGCCGGTCGCCGCGACGACCGTGGCGATCGACTGGAGGGCCGGGAGGATGTTGTTCATCGCCACGCCGTTGCCCGCGAGAGTGCGGGCCGCCTTCATCACCGTCCCCGACGTGAACGGCAGCGTGGCGCTGAACTTTTCGAGCGTTTCGAGCATCTGCCGCCCCTGCTGGGCGGAGCCGGTCATCACCTCGAACCCGACGAGCAAGTCCTGAAAGTCCATCGCCTTTTCAAGAGCGTGCTTGATCGCGGCGCCCCCGGCCGCCGCGAACCCGAGGGCAATGTGACTGCCGGCCGAGATGGCGGTGCCGAGGGCGTTGCCGATCGTCGGCCCGGCCGTCATCAGGAAACTGGTGAGGCCGGAGAGCATCGACTTGCCAATGCCCGCCCCGGCAGACAGGAACGACCCCGTTCCCGACGCCGCCTGACTAAAGAGGCCGGGCGCCGGTTTGGCGATCGTGCCCATGAGGCGGGCGGTGCGGGCTTCCAGGTCTCGCCGGGCTTGGGCAAATGCCCGCCCGCTCGTCGCCCCGGTGATGGGCGACCACGCCGACGCCATCCCCCGGGCGGCCGTCGCCTCCCGAACCGCTTTCGCCGCCGCCGACGCGGCCTGCATCGCCGCCATGTTCTTGGCGAAGAACGCCGAACCCGCCTGTGCGTCCCGCTCCCGAACCGCTTTCGCCGCCGCCGACGCGGCCTGCATCGCCGCCATGTTCTTGGCGAAGAACGCCGAACCCGCCTGTGCGTCCCGCTCCCGAACCGCCTGTGCGTCCCGCAGGTTCTTGGCGAACCACGCCGACGACACCCGCCGCTCTGCCACCATCTTCTGCTGCTTCTGCCCGACCACATCGAAGTGCGAGCCCGTCAGCTTCGACCACCGGGCGGACGTGGCCGCGGAGTCCCGCATCCCCCGTTGCAGTTGGTCCCACATCCGCTGAAGGTTTTTCGACTCCATCGCGTCGTTCGAGAACGACCGCCCGAGCCGCCCGAACTGGCGGTCCTGAAACTTCGACTGGAGGGCGCTGGTGGCCGTCGCCTGCCGGTTGAACGACTGGAGTTGCTTCTGCGCCTGCGACAACGCGGTGGTCAGCCCGCTCGCGTTCCCCGAAATGATGATCGACAGGTTGCCGATGCTGTTACTTGCCACCGGCGTCCCCCGGACGAATGACCTTCCCGCCCCGCGCCAGCACCATCCGCGTCAGGAGTTCCTTCCAGTCCTCGACCGTCTGGGGTTGGTTCCCCTTTGCCGGCCGGTCGCCCCACCAGTCGGGGATCAGGTCCGTCGGGTTGACCGCCGGCCTCCCCTTCCCGCGGAACACGTTGGCGAGGACCGCCAGGACTTGCGCGAACCAGAAGTCCAGTCGGGTTTCCGCCGACGGCCACCGCGCCCGGTACGCCGCGAACGCCCGGAAGTCCGCCTCCGGCCACGCAGCCTTCAGCGCCGACGGCGGCTCGCCGGACCGGTCGGCCAACTCCATCCACAACCGCTCCCGGTGTCCGCCGGGGCCGGTCAACCGTTTCCCGGGTCGTCGCCCCCGAGCCCGGCCAGTTCCATCGCCTTCTTTGCCAGCGGGTTCACCACCGCGGCCGGGAGCGACTTCAGGAAGTCCTCGTCGGTCGGGCCGAACACCGGCTTGCCGTCGGCATCGCAGACGGCGATGCGGAGCAGCATGTGGCGGCTGGCCTTCGACGCCTTCTTGTCGCCGGCCGCGACGCACGCGGCCTCGTACTCGTCAAACTCCGCCCCCGTCATCGCCCGGACGAACACCGGCGGGAACCCGGGCAGCTCGACCTTCTCGACCTTGCCGCCGAGCGACACGGCGGCCTTGAACGCTTCGCGGATCGACACGAACGGACTCCGGGGTTACGAGGCCAGCGTGAGCGTCGGCGCCCCGCTGAGTTTGATGGTGAACGGCGCCCGGATGCGGTCGCCGTCGGACGGGAACCCGAGGCCGAGCTTCGACAGCAGCCCCTCGCACACGAGCCGGGTGCAGGTCGTCGGCGTGGCGAGGTCCGTGCCGTCGGGGACGACGATCCGCCACGTCAGGAGGGTGGAGTCGTCCAGCAGGTTGAACATCGCCTGGTACTGGGCCTTTACCCAGTCGATCTCCCCGGTGATCTCCCCCGCGTCGAGGAAGGCGCCGAAGAAGGTTTTCCAGAGGGAAGTCTGCGACAGGCACGTCCCCTCCTTCACGTCGCGGGTGAACCCGGCCACGTCCAGCGACAGGAGACACCCGGCCGACGTGTAGTTCGTGCCGCCGTCCGTCGAGTACCCCAGCACGACACCGATCGAACTCTCGGCCATCGGGTTGCCTCCGGTTAGGACCGCTGCCAGAACACGTTGAGCGTCACCCGGCCCAGCCGGTCACTCGTCTCACTCCCGTCCTGCGCCGGGTCGTGGTTGCTCGCCGCCGACTCGCAGACGCAGGACCGGACCGCCAGCCCGCCCGCCCCGCCCCACGCCCCCCGGGCGGCGACGCCGTTGAACGCCGCAATCAGGGCGTCCCGGATCGCGGCAGCTTTCAGGCGGTTCACGCTGTACCCGGTCAGTTCCGCCGTGTCCTTGACCAGTCCGTTCGTCGTGCCGCCGAGGGGCGGCGGGTCGGCCCGGTTCGACAGCTCGTACACGAGGTAGTCGTCGGTCACGCCCTGCGGGGCCGCGTCCGGGTACACCCGGTCGCCGACCAGTGCCGTCAGGGCCGGGGTCGCCGCGACCTTCGCCGTCAGGGCTTCCTCGAACGTCATGCGAACACGCCCCTGCCCTTCGCCGCGTACCGGGCGCACTCGGCGTTGAACAGCCGCAGCGTCTCGGCCACCGCGACCGCCCCGCCCTGCGACTGCAACCAGTCGCGCTGCTTCCGAATCTGGCGCCCGCCCGCGACCGGCGCCACCGGCCGGCGGGTGAACACGAGGGTCAGCCCCTTCGGCCGCGGGTAGAAGCGGAGGAACCGCGCCCGCACCGGCCCGACCGACTTCCGCCCGCCCTCGACCAGATGCCCGTACCGCACGGGGTCGAACGCCGCCGGGCTGTAGCCTTTGGCGAACGGCCGCGGGTTCGGCCGGGCCATCCCCTTCCGCGGGCCGACCACGAACACCCACACCGTCGCCTTGCGGTAGCTCTTGTACTTCGTGCCGACCGCCGCCTTGTACGCCCCCGTCGGCCCCTTCGGGATGCTCGCCTTCGCCTGCTTCGCGGCCTGCCGGGCGGACTTCCCCACCCCGCCCTTCACCACCTTGTTGCGAATGCCGTCCTTGATCCCTTCGAGGGCAGCCTGCACCTGCCGGGAGGATGTCGGATCGACGTTGGCGCGGAACTGGATCACACCGGCTCCCTCACCGCGTCCGGCTCCCTGACCAGCAACTCCACCAGCCCCGTCTCCGGGTCCGGCCGCATCACCGCGGCGATGTTGAGCGTCAGGTCGCGGCACCCGTGGCCGTTGACCACGAGCCGCTTCTTGGGGGTCAGGTCGGGCCGGTAGCGGACCCACACCCGGCCGCTCACCACCGCGCGAGTCTGCCCGCCCGCCCCCTCCGACTCGACCCCGCCGAGGGGCTCGTACAGCCCCCACACCGTCGCCTCGTCGGCCCACATCGGCACCGGCTGGCCCGACCCGTCCCGGGTCTCGCCGATCGTCTGCACCGTCACCCGGTCGCGGAGGTCGCCGGCGAACTTCACAGGTACGCCCCGGTACACAGGTGCCGCAGCAGCCGCTCGGCCCCGGGCGGGAGGCCCAGCCCCACGACGGAGCCGGGGTCTTTGCCGTCGCCGCGGTTGCGATACCAGTACCCGACGGTCAGCAGGATCGCGTTCTTGGCCGCGGCCGGGACGCTGGCGTAGCCCGCCGTGAACGTCACCCGCACCGCCCCGACCCGCCCGCTCTCCAGGTCCGGCCACGACTCGTTGGGGGCCGGGAGGATCAGCGGCGGGCTGTGGGCGAGCCACGTCTGGTACAGGCCCGCGTCGAGGGTCGTCAGCGTGCCGTCGGTCGCGTAGTAGGCGACCGACGTGACCGCCGACACCGGCTCCACCGGCAACCGGATCGCCCGGCACAGGTCGGCCGCGAGGACGCCGCTCAGGGCGAGCCCGGCCAGCCCGTCGGGCCACTCCCCCGCCCCCGCGTACCACCCCGGCAGGGTCAGCCGGAGCGCCTGCGGCACGAACCGGCGGCGGCTCGCCTCCTCGCACACCTCGCGGGCGGCCGTCACCCACGTCTCGAACAGGCCGTCCTCGTCGTCCAGATCGACGCGACACTGCTTCTTCGCCTGCGCGACCGTCACGGGCTCGGTCACGGGCGGCGTCACGACCTCCAGGGAGTAGGTTTCGCTCCCCACCTACTTCCCCTTCGGCTTGGCCTTCGGCTTGGACTCGGGCGGCGGGGCGGCCGTCGCCAGCTTGGCGATGCCCCGCCGGAACAGCACGTCGGCCGCGCCGGGGTGGTCCCACACGACCACCTGCCCGACGGCGTACCGGTTCATCCACGGACGCAGGAACTCGATCGTCACCACGGCGGGCCTCACAGGGCGGGGACGCGGAGGTTCTGGGACACCCCCTTCTGGGCCGCGGTCGTCGGCGTGATCTCGCCGCGGTACAACTCGCACCAGACCGCGAAGTACGCCCCGGCCGACCCGTCGCCGCCCGTCACGACCGGGTTCAGGTAACGCTTGCGGCCCCGCAGGTCGATCTCGACGGTGAAGAACTTGTTGTCGTCCGTCGCGGACGGCAGGGTACTCGTGGAGCCGGCGTCGTTGGCCGACGTGCCGAAGATCGCGCCGGTGATGTCCGCCGCGTTCTCCAGCGTGGTCGAGTCGGTCAGCGTGTCCGACTCCTGCACCTTCAGGGCGGCGACCGCGATGTCGGACCCGCCGTAGTACACGACGTAGCGGGCGAACTTGAACCCCCGCGTGTCCACGGCGATGCACGCCAGCGAGGCGTTGTCCACGATCGCCGCCGGGCTGGTCACCCGAACGAGTTTGTGCTGGACCGGAACCATGTCTCGACTCCGTGTGATCGGGTGGAAGAAGCCCCGGGGAGACGCCCCCGGGGCCGGGGTGACGGTTAGCCGAGCTTGAGCCCGATCACCGGGCCGGCGGCGCTGCTGTTCTTCGGGTCCACGACGGTGTGGACGTTCACGTCCACCCGGGCCGAGCTGAACAGCGTCATCAGCTGCTTGATGAGGTCGTCGTTGATGAGCCCGGTCTCCAGCGTCCGCTCGCGGCGGTCGCCGAGGATGCCCGCCAGCCGGAGGTCGGCGAACAGGATGCCCGTGACGCCACTCGTGACCGACGCCGCGGCCGGGGCGACGTTGACGAACTCCACCGGGTAGCCGAGGAACGACGCGCCGGTCCCGCTGCCGATGTCCGTCGGGGTCGTCCCGCCCGCCGCGAGTTGCAGCCGGAGCATCGACTGCGCCCACACCGACTTGTGGCAGTACCACTTGGGCATCGCCCCCGGGTAGCTCGGGTACAGGCCCATCACCGTCTCGAAGCTCGTCAGCGTCAGGGTCGCCAGCGTCGAGAGGCCGGTCGCGGTCACGAGCGACGCGGCGTTGGCCGAGTCGGTGACCTTCGGGAACAGGCCGGTCACGCCGCCGTAGGTGCTGGTCCCGTCGCCGTTGAACGCCGCGTTGTCCTCGGCGTAGCTGAACGCGACCGCCGCCGCCTCGGCCACCTCGTCGCCCAGGCTGATGATCGCGGACTCGTTGAGCTGGCGGCTCATCTTCGAGTAGGTGGCGAGGTTCTTCGCCACCAGCTCGACCATCCCGTAGCCCGGCTCGCTCTGGGTCGGGGCGGTGCCCTCGCCGACCCAGTAGGCGGTCATCCCGGTCGTCCACCGGGGCACCCGCCACGTCTCCGACCCCATCTCCACGACCCGGGCGTTCCGGCGGAACACCCCGTAGGTCTCCTGGAGCTTGAGGATGTCGTAGCTGATGGGCTCGGGGATGAAGTACGCCGCCCCGCCGTTGCTCACGGTCGTCAGGGTCGCCCGCGGCTCGATGCCGTGGTGGGCCTGGAGCCAGTCGCGGTGCTGCTTGCTGCCGTACAGCGTCGCCGCCGCCCACAGGCCGGCGATCTCGGCCCGCTTCAGGGCGTCCGGGCCGTGGAAGTTGCGGGGGTTGCCGTAGGCGCGGAACGTCGCCGGCACCGTCTCCCGGGTCGTCCCGGTCGGGGCGAACGGCGGGGCCACGACCCGCGGCTTGGCCGGCTCCGCGTCCAGCGCGGCCTTCTCGGCGTCGAGCTTCTTGGCCCGGCCCAGGCTGGCGTTCGCGTCGGCCTTCTCGGCGTCGAGGCGGTCGAACTCCTTGAGGTGCTGCTGGCGGGCCTCGGCGGTGACGCCCTCGGCGTCGGCGGCGGCCAGCGCCGCCTCCTGCTTGGCGTGGATGTCCTTGACCTTCGCGGTCAGGGTCTCGATCGGCGTCGGCATGGGTTACCCCCAGGTGCCGGGGGCTGGCGACGTGGCGGCCCACCGGCGAGTTACGGGAACTCGCTGGCAGGTCGCTCCGGGCGTTGCCCGGGGTCTCCTACCGGGCCGGGGGCGTGGCGTTGCCGCCGCCCGCCGGGCCGATTGCGTGTGTCTGTGCCCGCGGGTGCGGGCGACGCTGATATGATTCCCGGGGCGTGTCCAACCTGCCTCGGGGGTCGAAAAAATGGACGTGATGGACGCAGTGAGGCCGGGCGACCGGGTGGAGTGGCGCGCCGGTGGCGCGAAGCGAGCGGGAGTCGTTGTTGGGGTTGTTGACCGGGGAGCCGGGTGGGCCAAAGTGAGAGCCTTGGCCGATGACACCAAGACGGTAACGGACGTGTGGCCCGGCAACGTGTGCGGGGTTGCCCACCCAGCGGGCAACCCGCGGCCTGCTACCACATCCTGAGCCGCCGCCGCCGCACTTCGATCGCCCCGCGGTCGTCAGCAGACGCTTGCCGGAAGTCCGCCGAAGTCAGGTTCCAGCGGGCCAGCACGTCGTCCAGCGAGCCGATCTTGTCCGCCATCCCCTCGCCGACCGCGGCCTTCGCCCGGAGCATCCCGCCCTGCCCGAACCCCTCGCGGACGGCCGTCAGCGTGGCGTTCCGGCCGCGGGCCACGGCGCGGACGAACAGGTCATAGTAGTCGTCTACCCCCGCCTGCAACTGCGCAGCGCCGTCCGGCGTCAGCGGTTCGTAGGGGTTGCCCGCCGTCTTGTACTTCCCGGCCTTGATGTACGTGACCTTCGCGCCGGCCGCGTCCACGGCCCGCGACACGTCCTTGTGCACGACGTAGACGCCCACGCTACCGCACTCCCCGTCGGGCGAAATGACCAATTCCGACGCCTGCGTGCCAAGCCAGTACGCCCCGGACGCCATGAGCGAGTCGCAGACGGCCACCACCCGCTTCTGCTTCGCGGCGGCGGCGATCTTGAGGGCGCACTGCTCGACGCCGTAGACGGTGCCGCCGGGGGAGTCGAAGTCCATCACGATCGCGTCCACCTCCGGGTCCGCGGCGGCGGCATCGACCATCTGCCCGATCTGGTCGTAGCTCGCCATACCCGACATTTCCGTGAACCAGTCGGCCCGCTGCGTCAGGACGCCGTGGACGGCGATCATCGCCACCCGCGGGGGCGCCGCCCGCTTCTTCTGGCGGTCCCGGGCGGCGCGGATTTCCTCGGCCGCGCGGAGGTCGTCGGCCGTCGGCCCGGCCCCGGCGAACCGAGCGTTGAGGATGTCCACCACGCGGTCGCCGTGCGTCGGCTCGATCACCCACGGGGCGGCGGTCGCCTTCGCAATGATGTGGTCATACGTCGGCACGGGACACCTCCGCGGGGCGGGACACCAGCCATGAGTCCGTCAATTCCTTCACCGCCGCCGGCAGGTCCGGCGGATTCGTCGCGCACAGCGCCAGTAACTTGTCGCGGGACTGGTTCAGGTGGGCCTCGGCGAGCGTCAGCGGCAGGCCGGGGCACCCCGGCCCGACCCACGCGCTGACGACCTCGGCGTACTCCGCCTCGACGGTCTTGGCGTGGCCGTCGTAGAACGCCCCGGCCCGCTTCAGGAACGTCGCCGGCTTCTCCGCGAGGCCGGCGAGGGCGTTCGCCTCCCGCGACAGCAACCGCCGGCACGTCGCCGCCAGCCACGCCCGGCTCACCGCCGAGGCGTCCGGCGCGTCATCAACCGGCGTGTCGTCGGTCTCGTCGTCGTCCGGCTCGACCGGGGCCGGCGGCGTCGCGGGCTCGGCCGCGACCCCCGGGGGCGGGATGTCGTTCCCCTCGGCGTCCACCCGGCCGGAGTTGAGCGGGTAGATGAAGAAGTCCATCCCCGGGGCCGGGTTTCGGTCCTCGATCTCCCGGGCCTCGTTCGGCGTCATGTAGCCGTGGAGAATCTGCTGGACGATGGCCTGCGTCCGCTTGAGGATGTCCGCCCGCTCCAGGGCTTCCATCAGGTGCTTGCAGTACACCTCCCCCGTCGGCCCGAACAACTTCCGGGTCCGCTCCTTCTCCGCCTTGTTCACCCACGGCAGGAGTGCGAACTTGATGAACCCGTCCACCTGCTCCGCGATGCCCGTGCCCCACGATGTCGTCGCGTCCACCTCGCCGATGAGGTGCGGCGGCACGCGGTAGAGCCCGCACACCTGCTTGCTCGACAGCTTCCGGCTTTCGAGGAGTTGGGCGCTTTCCGGGTCCAGGCCGATACTCACCCAGTCCGCGCCGTCCTCCAGCACCACGACGTTGAGCGACGATTCTTCCGTCGAGTGGATGCGGCGGAACGTGTCCCGCCATCGCTGCGCGGCCTGCTCGTTCGGGAACTTCCGCCCCTCGGGGAACTTCACCGCCCCGGGCGGGCGGATGCCCCGGGTGATGAACCGCTCGGCCTCGTTGTCCTGCGCCATCCCCGCCCGGATCGCCGCCTTCGCCATCCGCACCGGCGAGTACCCCACCACCCCGTCGAACCCGAGGGCCGGGATGTGGACAACCTCGTCCGCCCCCAGGTCCGCGGCCGTCTGCCCCGTCTCCCGGTCCTTCACGTCGTACCGGAGGTCGCCGGCCTTCGTCCGGTACGGCCGGGTGATGTCCGGCGGGAGGTTCTGGAGGGCGAGTACCTGCGACCCGCTCTTGTTGCGGACGATCTGCTCGTAGCTGTTCCCCCACGTCAGGAGGTGCCCGGTCTGCGTCTCCCGGCCGACCGGCGCCGACGTGTCCGGGTTGTACTCGTCGTGGAGGACGTGGTACGCCCGGAGGTCCGTCGCCCGCACCCGCCCGGCGCCCGCCTTGCGGTAGGTGACGAGCGGGAGGGCGGAGATCGTCCCCGCGATGAGGCTGACGCAGGAGTAGACGGTGAGGTAGTTGAGGGCCGTGTGTTCGTTGACGATCGGCCCGCCCGACACCCCGCCCGGGTTCCCCGACAACCACTGCGCGAACCACTCGTTGTCGGTGCCGGCGCCGCGGAACGTCGCCGCCTGGGGACCGGCCGACCCGCGGTAGGCTTCGGGCGGGAGGCCGGTCATCGGGGCGGGGCTCCGGGGGTCACAGGAGGATCGGGTCGCCGATGGTCATGGACGGCGCCGGGACGGCCATCACCCCCGCCGTCCCCATGCACAAGCAAACCACCCCGTCGATCGCCTTCCCCGAGTGCGGGGCGGGCTTGACGGGGCGCACGTTCTGGTTGCTGTCAGTTTTCGCCTCGCAGTGTCCAACCTGCCACGACAGGACCGGGTTCCCGGGGTGCCGGACCAACCCCGCCGACACCCGCCGCTCGAACTCCTTCGCCGGCCCCGTGAAGTGCATGATCGACTGCGGGAACACCACCCGCTCGCACCCCAGCCCCGGCGTGCCGCCGTCGCCCTCGGTCAACTCCTGCGTCAGTTCGTTCGCGTACTTCTCGTCGTAGAACAGGGTTTTCAGCACCAGCCCGTGTTCCTCCACGACGCGGCGGATGTCGGCCTTCACGACCGCGTAGTCCACGATCCCGCCGGGCGTCAGCGTCAGGTGCCCCGCCTTCCCCCACGACAGGAACGGGAACAGGTGGTTGCGGGCCTTCGCCGTGTCCTCGGGAAGCCAGAACAGCGGCCACACCCGGACCGTCTCGTCCTCACCGGGGAACAGGAGCGTGAACGCCGTCATGTCCCGGGTGCGGCTCAGGTCGAGCGCCCCGACGCACTCCCGGCCCGCGAGGTCGGCCAGCGTGAAGTCCTCCCGGCCCCGCTCCCACCCGCCCACATCGAGCCACTGGTTCGTACTGCCGACCCACAGGTTGAGGCGGTACTGCTTGAACCGGGCCACCTCGCGGGCGTTCCCCTTCGACCGCTCCCAGTCGGCCCGGAACTCGGACGGCTTGACCGTGTACCCCCACGCCGGGTTGGCCGCCTTCCCGTAGGCGTCCAGGTTTTCCTCGATCTCGGCTTCCGTCGGCGTGTCGTTCGGGCAGCAGAACTCGACGTGGAGGAACTGGAGGTCGTGCCGCTCGCCCTTGTTCACCTGCCGGCCGTACTGGAACCGCTCGTAGCCGCAGGAGGAAGGGTCGTCGCCGGCCGTCGAGAAGGAGATTTGCAGCGGCTCCTTCCGCGAGATGCCGGCGCGGCTCACCCGCTCCAACACCTCCCGGGAAACGACGTGCATCTCGTCAAAGATGACGCTGCCGTTGAGTCCTTCCTTCGCCTTCGCCCCCCGGCTGTCATCGCCGGTGAGGATCATCATGGTGGAGGTGGTCGGCTTGTGCTTGATCTCCAGCGTCGAGCCGTGGACGTGGCAGTCCGCGAACAACTCCGGGCTCTGCCGGACCATCTCGAATGCGTGTTTCTGCGCGATGCGGGCCTGCTCGCCGTTCTTCGCCGCCGTATAGACCTTCTGCCCCGGCTCGCCGTCGCCCGCGAGCAAGTAGAGCCCGACCGCGGCGGCGAGCGGGGACTTCCCGCACTTTTTCGAGGCCCACAGGCTCGCATGGGTAAACCGGCGGACCCACCCGCCCCACTCGTCCGACCACCGTACCCACCCGAACAACCGGGACAGGAACTCCCGCTGGTACGGCATCAGGACGATGTTCTCGCCCGCCTTCTCGCCTTCGTAGAGGCAGCAGTTCGACTCGATCCAGTTCAGGGCGAACGTCGCCCGCTCCCGGTCGAACCGCATCCCCGCCTTCGCCGCCCGCTCGTCCGCGGCGTTGCGGACCCACTTCCGGGTTTCCCGGTCGATGCCGGTTGCGGCCTTCGGCACGAATCACTTCCCCACGTCGCCCTTGAAGGCCGACCCGCCCGGGTTGAACGGCAGGTACACTTCGACCACCGGCAGTGCCGCCCCGCAGCAGACGCCGACGACCGGCTGCCACGGCACCGCCCACGACTTCCGCTTGCACAGCGGGCACGGGACTACCTGCCAGTAGGTCGGACGGACTGACGGCGAGTTGGGCACGGCGTCCATCACTGCCCCTTATCCCCCGCCGTCAGTCGGGCGATGAGAGCGGCGGGCGAGTCGTCCCGCTTCGGGTGGCAGTCGTAGCACACCCAGAACGGCGGCCACGTCTGACCGTGACCCGCCGGCACGAACCGGCCGCAGTCATCGCACATCGCGGCGGGCGACTCGCCAACGACGACGGGCGAACCGGGGTCCGGCTCGGGGCGGGTGAAGGGCCGGGGAATGACGAACCCGCCGTCGCACATGATCCGTATTGACGGCCTCGAATGCGATTCGGCCGTTGTCAGCGTTAGCACGTCGCCGGGGTACGTCGGGGCGTGGACCGTCACTTGCGGGCCTCCAAAAACTCGTCCATCAACCGCCGGGCGTCCTCTTGGGTCTCGCCCTCGAACGTGAGGACTCGGCAACCGTCCATCGGGATCGTGCCGACTGGCACCTCGGCCAACTGCCCGTCCCGCTCTCGCTCCAAGAGGGCGTAGGTCACGGTCGGCTTGAGCCGTCGGCAGCCGTGCCGGTGCCGACCACGGACGCGATCCTGTGTGGCGACAATCCCCGCCTCCACGGACTCGAACCACTTCGCCGCCTTGCCGTCGCGGAACCCGGCGAGGTAGCCGAACGCAATGCCTGCTAGGCACGTCAGCCCGGCGACGACGCCAACGGCGGTCAGGCTCAGTACGTCAGGAAGCATCGAAACGCTCTCCGCCAAGGGTGAACCTGCATCTTGTCACACCCCCCTCGGCTTCCCCTTCTTGTCCAGCGCCGTCGGCCGCCGCGTCTCCACCTTAGCCGACGCCGGCCCCTTCTCCGCGGGCACGTCCGCCACTTTCGCCCGGTCCGTCGGCGTCATCCCGAACTTCGCCAGCAGGTTCACCGCCTTGTCCGTGGCGATCGCCAACCGCGTCACCACCGCGTTCTTCACCCCGGCGTTGCACCCGTCCAGTTCCGCCCGCGTCTCGTGGAACACGCCCCACCAGTGGCACAGGAGTTCCAACGCCGGCCCGTCCGACTGCCGCACCCCGCCCCGCCGCGTCTCCAACACCCGGTCCCACAGGGCCGACCCCGACTCCTTCAGCCCGTCGGGCTTCGCGGGCGGCGGCGGCGCCTCCCCGGCCAACTCTGGCGGCAGCGGGCCGTGCTTCTTGAAGTCGTAAGAGCCGTCGCGGAGACGTTCCTTGAGCGTCTTGCGTGGTCTACCCGCCGGCATCGGTGTCCCCCGACTCCCGGAGTTTCGCCAGCATCTCCGGCGTCATGGCGATGGCCTCCACGCCCGCGATCTGGGCGTAGCCTTCTGCGAACCGGTTGAAGGCAGTCGCCAGCGTCAGGGCGACATCCGGCGAGTTACAGGGCGATGCGGCGGCAGCGGCGGCGATCTTCGCAGCCACAGCATCGACAAGGGCGTCCACCGTTCGGACCGTGAGTTCCACCGGCGACATACTGGTTTCCTTGAGACGAACCGACGCACTACCCGGTCGGCCTCCGCGAGACCGCAACGAATTGCGGCGGCGTTGACCACGATACCAGGGTGCGGGAACGGCATCAGAAGGGCTCCACGCCACCAGCCGCCGTCGGCACCGCCCCGTACCGCTGGACCGGCCGCACCCCGAGCGTCGCCCGGTCCTCTGTCGCGGTCTTGCGATTATGACAGGCGACGCACAGGGCGGCCCAATTCGAGCGAGTCCAGAACAGCCCCACGTCTCCGCGGTGCGGCGTCCGGTGGTCCACCACCGTCGCCTCCGTCGTCACCCCCACCGCCTCGCACCGCTCGCACAGCGGACGGTCTTGCAGGAACGACTCCCGCGCCTTCCGCCACCGGGCGTCGTACCCCCGTTCGCACGCCGTCAGCGGCTTCTTCGCCGGTGCCACCACCCGCCGCGTCGTCGCGGTCGGCGGTTGCCAGCGGCGCGGGACGGAGGGCATGGTGGGAGTATCGGGCGTGGGCGTCCAACCTGCGTCAGACGGCAGACGGAAGGAGTATCCGGTACGGCGAGATTGCGGCAACCAGTGCGGCCATCGCCTCGGCGCGAGTACGCCAACAGACGGCCCTCCCCGCTCGCCCGGTTGTCGGCGGGAGTACGGCGAACAGAGCCGCCGGCAGCCCGTTGGGGTACTGCCGCCAGTCCCGCTCCCACCGTTCGGCATCCCCGGCGTTGCACCCCGGACCGAGCCACCCCCACATCCAGCCGCCGTCGGGGGACGGGTAACACTCCGGCCGGCGGTCGGTATGCGAGAATTCCTCGACCAACCGCCCCGCTTCGTTTGCGTCCATCGCGCCCATCGCACACCTCCGACCCCATCATATCAGCCCCCGAAAACGCTGGATTTCAAGCCTTTTAAGGAGGCAGGCGAATTTTGTGCGCGGG